CGTCGCCGACCGCGTCTATTGGATCGCGACTGTCGAGCGCACGGAGCGCCGATTTGAGCCAAGCGCTAGTGGCTGGGCTGTCGAGTAACTCGTTTTGTTTGTCGATGTATGTCATTGGTTTTTGTGTTTGTGCCGGTTGTCGGCGTCGTGGTGTTATACGTGTGGCGCGGCGTTTTCTTACGGGCAAAGCGCTTGCCAAGCCGGAACAATGCGTTAAAAGTAGCCGACATGGCGAAAATTGGACGGCCAACAAAGAGAACGCCGGAAATTGAAGCGAAGCTTGAACGTGCGCTGGGCAATGGGCTTTCGCGTGATTCTGCTAGTAAATACGCGGGAATCGGGACGGAAACGCTGAATGGATGGGCGCGGAAAGACGCTACTTTTCGGTCAAAACTGGCTGAACTCGAAAGCGCTTGGGAATTGCGGATGGTCGAAGCGGCGACCAACGGCATCCAAAAGCAACCCAAGCTCGCCGTCGATTTGCTTGAGCGCCGTCGCCCGTCATGGAACAAAGAAACCCAAGCCGCCAAAACGGCCAACGGACGCAACACAATCGCCCCCGCGCTAGTCATTGCGCTAATGGCAGCGCCAGAGAAACAAGCCCAAGCCATTGACGTGCAGTAGCTTACGCGTGATGGGCGTTTTTCGCACAATAACAGTTATATTCAGTTGGCTCTCAGCAACCGCGTGCGCGCCTGGTCGCGTAAACGTGCGCGGTATCGCGTGCGCGGGACGACACGGGGGAGGGGGAGACCCCACGACGGGGTGGTATTGATAATATATACCCCCCATACAACACGCCCTATATTTTGACGAAACCCCGCTACAGAGCCGCGCTAAGCGTTTTGGCAAATGTTACGCTGTTACGCCACCGCTCCCCCCCCCACCCCCTCTACCCCCTCTACTTTTCTGGGAACTTTTTACGAGATCATTTTTGTAGAGAGTTCCAGACTACTGGGTGGGGTGGGTGGGGTAGGTGGGGAAACACATTCCCAGTGTTCGATAATCGAACATCCCAGTGTCAGATAATCGAACATCCCAGTGTCAGATAATCGAACACTAATAAGTATATATAAGCTATAACCCCCAATAGAAGAGAGAGAGTATGACAGAACCACAACCCAAAGCGCCAAAAGCCGGTATCCGGATAAGCAACAGAACTGCCGACGAGATTGAGTCTGACGGCGATACGGTACAGCGCACTAAAGTCGGGTTACGCAAGAAGCGCGTACTGGCGCGTGACAGGGCCGCTACGACGTTTTCGAGCGGGAAGCGCGTCGGTAGACCACGCAAGACCAAAACGGCTTCAGAGACTAAATCTGAAACACTAAATGCAGTTTCCGGAAAACCGTCGCCAGAACTCATAGAAAAAGCCGCGCAATTACAGAATTTCCCAGAAATGTTCTTGGGCATAAAGCCGTACAGTTGGCAGTACGACGTGCTAAAAGCGATCAACTACAAAGAAAGCAAAGTGGCGCTCAAAGCTGCGAATGGTTCCGGCAAGACGAGTCTGGTGGCTGCGTGTGCGGTGTTGTGGCATTGCATGCGGTTTCCGGAAAGCACATGCGTGACCACGGCTGGGGTGTTCCGGCAAGTGAAGGATCAGTTGTTCCCGTACATCCGCAAATATGTGAGCGGTTTAAACGGTGGCGAGGGGTGGACGGTCAACGCGACGGACGTGCGCTTTCAGAACGGCAGTAAAGCAATTGGTTTCAGTACGAGCGAGGGGGGTCGCTTCGAGGGGTGGCACAGAACGGGGCCGACATCAAATCTGCTGATGATCGTGGACGAAGCCAAAACGGTTCCAGATGAAATCTCTGAAGCAATTAGCCGATGCCAGCCGAGCCGTCTACTCATCATGTCATCTCCTGGTTCTACGAGTGGTTTTTTCTATCGGGCATTCACGAAAGAAGCGAGTTTATGGGAGAGCTTCACGGTGGACGCGTATGCTTGTCCGCACATCCCAGAAAGCTGGATCGAAGAGCAGTTCGTCAAATATGGGAAAGACCATCCGCTCGTACGGTCAATGGTATTTGGCGAGTTTATGAACGTGGGGGAAGACACGATGGTAATCCCGTACAACTCATTGCAGCAATGCTTGCAGAACCCGCCGAGCCACATTGGAAAAGACAAGACGGCATTTTGTGATTTTGCGGCTGGGGGTGACGAAAACGTGCTGGCGATCCGTGTGGGTAACAAGATTGATAAGCTGATTAGCTGGAAAGAGCGGAACACGATGTCGGCTGTTGGGCGGTTTATTATTGAGTTTCAGCGTAACGGGCTGAAAGAAGACGAAGTATTTGCTGATGCCGGGGGTCTGGGTATTCCAATGTGCGACGCGCTGGCTGAAGCTGGGTGGACGGTGCATCGAGTAAACAATGGCGAGCGTGCGTATGACGACAAACACTACTTGAATCGTGGTGCGGAGATATGGTTTAAAGCGGCGCGGACAATTGAGTTAAACGAGATCATTTTGCCGGATGACGAGTTACTGTTCGCGCAAATGACCACGCGCAAGTGTAAGACAAACAGCAAGGGGAAGCTGCAACTGGAGTCTAAAGACGATATGCGTAGCCGTGGGTTACCGTCGCCTGACCGTGCGGATGCGGTGCTGGGGGCGATTTCATGCGGGGGCAGTGGGAGTTCGCTGAATCTGGAGCCGCGACCGAGTTTTATGGCCGAATTGGAGAACGTTCATATTGGCGGTGAGTTAGACACGGGCTTTAACGCGGGGTATTAAAGCTGGTGGCGGCGTAATGTTGTGTTGGCGGTGGAGATCGCCGCAACGGTTTAAGAGCGTTTACGTCTCTGTACGCTCTGATTGGATCGCATGAATCAGTAGTTGCGTCCGTCGTTTGTTGTGATTTGGTTATTTGGTTTAATAGAAAAATTTATGGAGCTATCCACAGTTTGGCTGGGGGGTAGAAAACAGAGACGTGAAGACAAGAAGATTGATCGGGCGGCTGAAATCCACGGGGATAATGCTGATGCCATTGATGCTGCTTTTGGCAGCGGGGTGTCGGACGGTGGATCATCCGGTGACGCGGCTGACTAACGGAAACGTTAAGCGGCTAATGGAGTTGCCGGAGTTTGGCAATGTGCAAGAGTCTACCCAGCCGGTAACACGGTGGGCGAGTGAGGCTTTGCATACCGTCAACGACTTGGAATATCAATTGCGATATGCAAGAGAACAGAAGTGAGATGTATGAGGCGGTTTTGGAGTCAATCCATGACCGAGCGAAGTGGGAGCGCAGACAGGCGCTTTACTATGAAATGCGGCATGACGGTTTACGCCGCAAAAACAAGCCGTGGCCGGGGGCAAGTGATTTACATTTCCCGCTAATAGACACGGCGGTTAGTAAGCTCAAGCCGTTCTATTACCAGCAAATCACGGGGCGCGACACGATTTGTTCGTTCGTCCCAATGCGACAGCAGTTAGCTCCGCTGACGACAGCGGTTGAGCGCTGGTTCGATTATCACATCAAAGAGAAAACGAACTTCCAGAAAGAGTCGTTGACGTGGATTGATCACATGTTGATGGCGGGGCATTCCGTGCTGAAAGTGTTTTGGGATGACGAGAACAAGGCGTGTAAGTTTGAAGCTGTAGATCCACTTTACTGGATTATTCCAGAACACACGACTGATCTGCACGACGCAGATTGGATGGTTCAGATCATGCCCATGAGCGTGAGCGCGTTTTTGCGAGACAATCGTTACGACCACTCGTTGCTAGATAAGATACGCGGTGACGGGCGTGACGAGAACACGAACACTACGCAGCGGGACAACGAAAAGTTTCGGCGCGAGGGGCTGACATACAGCGATAACGAAAACATGGTTATTGTCTGGGAACACTATAAGCGAGACGAAAACGGGAACTGGATTGTATGCACGTACTCGCCGCTTGTTCCGGATCACGATCTTCGACCACCCATGAAGCTGCCGTATCGGCACGGCAAAGCTCCATTTGTGGACACGACGTACGAAGTTAAGGACAAGGGGTGGTACGCCGGACGCGGAGTGCCGGAGCAAGTTGCGCCGGAAGAGTCGTATCTGAACAAGCTGATGAACGGCAAATCAGACGCGATTACGTTCTACAACACGCCAATGTTCCGCAGTGAGCGCGACATCCCCAACAGCAGCAACATCCGGTTTAGACCAGGACAAATACTGCCATACGCGTTGCAGCCGATAATGATGCCGCAACCGCCAATAAGCTGGGAGCAAGAGATTGTGCAGACGCGCATGATTGCCGAGCAAAGATTGTCGCTACCGGATTTTGGTGTTGGCCAGATGATCAACACAAAAGAACGGCGCACAGCCACGGAAGTAAACGCTATTGGCGGGATGATGGAACGCTCCGTCGATCTGCGTGCGCGGATATTCCGGTTGGCGCTGGCTCGCGTCTACCGTCAAGCGTATCAGCTTTATTTGCAGTACGCGCCGAAAGACTTGATGTTCCGGTATCTGGAAGACGCGACGAGTCTGCAAGCTGATGCACTTCACGGCGAATACACGATTGAGCCGAAAGGCGGTGTAGACGGAGTGGATCGTTCGATGTTGATGCAACGTGCTATCATGCGGAAACAGCTAATGGCGCAATCGCCGTGGATAGACCAGATCGAACTGGACAAGTCTATACTAGAACTCGACGACCCAAGTCTGGTTAAGAGGCTGGTACGCGATCCGCAGTTCAAGTCAGCGGACGAAGCTGAAGATGAAGCACATAATATCCCCATCATGGAACGCGGTTACACGCCGGTTCCAAACCAAGCTGACGATCCAAGACCAAGATTGCCGGTGCTTTTGGGTTACATAAACAAGTTAAGCCAGCAAGGCGAAGAGCTTGAGCCGGAGGGGCAGCAAGCATTTACGGGACGCATTAGCACATTGCTTGAACAACTTGAGCAAGTTGACATGAATGCGGCTCGTCAAATACGGAAAGAACTAAATGATACGGTTAACAGAGATACACAAGCGGGTGTTGTCAACAATGCTCAAGCCGCTCCGATGGGTCAACCAGCCCAAATGGGAGCCGGATGATGAGCGAGCATTACGAGCTTTTTACTCAACAAAAAGCGGTAAGAAATTAAAAGCATGGTTACTAAACGCAACACTACAACATAACGCGACAGCGACAGAATGTGGTAGTGAGCTTGCGTGGAAAGCCGGATATGCTAATGGATTCCGTGGCGCTATTGCATCAATCGATGCGTTAATGGTTCCACCCGAAACTTCGACCACGGACGCGGAAGAAGAGTTCGACTGGTTGCGTCCATAACTTACAGCTACGAGATCGTGCGACTTGTAGCTGAAACTAGCACATTACAGCGTGCCACGTATGTGGGGCATGGCTGATTTTAAGCATACAACAAAATGGCTGGAGTAGAGACGACGATGGAAGAGCTTTCCGCAATCGCAAAAGCGATGGATAGCGGGAAGAGTTTGGAAGAAGCGCGGTCAACAATTGCACCGCCGGAAGCGGAAGCCGGAAAAGCCGGAGTCGGAAACCCAAGCTGATCCACCGCCGGAACCAGGACAGCCGGAAAGTAATGGTGAGTTGAACCCGTCGAGTGGCGGGGAAAGTTCTTTGACAGAAAAGACCGAGCCGAAAGAGCCGGATGTCTCGCGGGAAGCGAAGGAAATGGAGCGCAAAATGCGTTCGTGGAGTTCGTTAAACCAGAGAAGGAGAAGCATCAAAAACGGGTCGATGAGTTTGATCAGCGTCAAGAGAAGTGGAAGTTGCAGCAAATGGAGTCTACGAATGAACTTCGTGACGAAGAAGGCTACAGCGCCAAAGATTACGACAAAGTTGAAGCGGAGTTCCGTGAAGACGGGGAAGATAAGTTGGCTGACGAAGCAAAAGCGAATGCTGCATCATTGCGGGAGAGCGAGCGGGTAACCGCACAGAAGCTCAATCAAAAAGATTTCAGCAAGACGTTTAGCGATAATTACGCGTCAGCCAGAACAAACTATCCCGATCTTGGGAACCACGACAGCGAACTGTTCAAGCGAACCGAGCAAGTGTTTTTGCATTATCCGGAACTGTTAGGGGATGCAGACGGGCCGCGTAAAGCGGCGTGGGTTGCGTCACGCGACATACTGGCGACACAAGCAGAGTCTTTTCGAGATGAGAA